ATGTTCCTTGCAAAAAAAATTGAAACAAAAATGACCCGCCCCCATAAAATCCCCGTCATTACTGGGATGTAGCGATGCTGTTTGATGGTGATGTTGTTGCTTCAGTGATTGATATTTATTTTGTGATTGTCATAGTGGCGTATCCCCACGCCTAGAGTTGCATCGAATGTGAGCTGCGAGAAGTGGACTGTTCAAGTCTCCTGGTATCAAGTGATCTGCGCTGATGTCGTTGCGGTCTGTAAATAATTCTTGGCAGATGTGGCAACGGATGGCGGTAGCTTTTATTTGTTGTCGCGCATAGCGGTAGCGGGGGTCGTTATACCGGTTCCATTTTTCTTTTTGATGTGAGATGCAGTAACTTCCCCCTGTTGTTAGGACACCGCATTTTATACAGGGTTTAGGGAATCTGCCCATCAGTATCTTCTTCTAATGGGTTGTAGATGGCTTGGAATCCTAGAGCGACTTGGTTATCGCTTAGTGTGGAACTATCTCGGCTATCGGGCTTAGATGGCTTATCTGAATGCTTATGAGTTCTTCTCCAAGTCTTGACTAACTCGATGGCTTCTCGGTCATCAGTCTCGAACTCTGCACCGCAGGAACATGTCTCTCTAATCATTTATCTAAGATCCTAATGAACCTTATCTGAGCTTTACTGAAGTTCGATAAAGGCTCAATAACTGTTGTTCCGTATTCTTTGTTGGCGTTGATTATCAGGTTATTGCCGATGTAGATTGCTGCATGATAGAAGTCTTTCCTGCCTTGATAAGCAAAGACAACAATGTCCCCTAGCTTGGGGTTTGATACTCTGTGCCCGATGTGGCCTTGAGCGTTAGCCGAATGTGGCAGGATAATCCCTAATTGTTTGTAGGCGTATCGCACTAGCCCTGAGCAGTCCCAGCCTAAAGGTTTATCTCCACTAAACACATAAGGCGTTCTATGGGTTCGAGATTCTAGATAGGCAACTATTCGGGGCATTCGGCTTATCTGCTGATGTTTGAATAAGGCTTTGTTTATGTCTGTCTGTTTGACTGGTTTGGGTTGGGCTACTGCCTGGAGAGCGTTAGTTGTCCCAAAGTTTAGGCTCAAACAGATTGCTGCTGCTATAAAGAGTTTTGTTTTCATTAGGCATCCTTACCCCATCCGCCACCAAGGAATCTAGTTGCACCCCAGTCAAAGTTTCGAACCATAACTTCTTTACAGTTCTCACAGTTAGGCGTTGTTACTTCTTCTGTGAGTGTGGCAATAATGTCGGCCTTGGCATTACATCTTGGGCAATAGTAAGAATAAGTTGGCATTAGTTCTCTTTCTGTGGAGCTGTCGAGATTCGAACTCGATTCTTGCAACTGCCCCCGCAGGCCTTGATTGCAATCGAAACCATTTCAGCCCCTAGATCTTCCAGACTGTTCCTGTAAAGTCTAACCCTTTAGATAACTCGAAGCATACTAATCCAGGCTGACTATCTTCACCGGCAGTAGTTCTCCACCAGTTAGATCCATTATCTAGGGTTGAGGCTTGAACCCAGAAGCGTGAAGTTCCTCTCGGTGTTGAACCTAACTCTAGAACTCTTAGGTGATGGAAGTGCCCTGAAACTCCGATTGTTGCAGCGTGAACAGGTTGCTTACCAAATGCCTGTTGTCTCCACCATGTCGGAACTTGGTCAGGTCTAGGAGATTGGTGGCCATGCCATAAACCGAGAATGTGAAACCCATCCTCAAAGATGTCGAAGGCTAGAGATTCGTCATGTGGAGCAGGTTCAAAGAATCGGATAGGCAATCCAACTTCTGCTGAGAGTCGAGCTAGAGTTCTTCCGATATGGATTCCCCAATCATCAGTAACCTTGCCCACTCGTTGCTTGTTGATTCTAAATTGGCAATGATTAGAGCCGATAGATAGATAAGTTATCGGGGCGTGTTTAGCCAGCATCTTTAGAGTCTCCCAGGCTAATGATGTCGCTAAATCAACCTGTTGCATTAGAGATAAGTCGTTGCTCTGAAGTTGATGCATGTCGGCAGCATTACTAAAGTTCTCAATAGTATCACCCACATCACAGAAGATAATCCGTTCAGGTCGCACTTCTTTTACTTTGGCTATGAGTGCTAACTGAGTTTCGGCAACTCTATGAATCAGAGCATCAACACCACCCCTATGATCCACCTTGCCAACCTGCAAATCTGACCAGAGAATAACTAGAGCTTTACCAGTCGCAACTTCTTTAGGCGTTACAGGCTTAGACTTCTTAGCCAGCGAATAGAGCAAAGGTAAGTCAATAGTCGAGTTCTTTCTCACCCAGCGGATACGGACAGAAGTCATCCACATAGGCTCTAAGGGGAATGGTCGGGCAACCTGCCAGCGAGAGATTCTAGGTTCGCCAACAATCTCAATTTCATCAGGGTTTATCCCTGCTTCTCTGAGGAAGCCTTCAACATCAGTCGCTTCACCATCAGGCGTTCCAGGGAGGATTGCTTCACCGCCATTACCATCAAACTGGACACTAGGACTCCAGCCTTCAGGATAAGTAACCTTTGGAGCAGGTTTCGCTAAGTCCTCGAACATGAGCAACGCTTCTCTCTATGATGTTTGATAGCAGCATCACTACATTTAGTGCCACGCTTATACAGCTCATTAGAGAGAGTTTTGTAAGGCCACTCAGGAGACATAACAGCCTGCTCAAAGATTGCTTTATCTTTATCTGAGAGTTCAGCCATAATGCTTCTAATTCGGCAGTTAGTTATCCTTTTAGGTAGTTTCAGATCTTCAAGCATTCCTCAACTCTACCTTTCCCTCGACTTGTTTAGTTTTGGCAATAATGTCCCTGGCAACAATCTCAGCAACTGATTGAATCGCACCGCCCTGAGCAGCCGAAACAAGAAGAAGATCGGAGAGCTTATTAGCCAGAACAATATCAACAACAAAGTCACTGTGTAAAGGTTGCCTAAGCGTAAAAATAGCTTCATCTAGTTCCCTACTTAGCATTGAGTTCCTTCACCATTCTGATTACAGTAGCCAAGTACTTGGCCTGCTCTTTAGCCTTGACTCGAACCAAAGGAACATCTTGCTCCTTTTGCAGTCGCTTCATCTCAACATGAAGAACAAACAAGGCCTGATTGACTCCATATCTTCTGCCGGTCTCCCTAGACTTCCACCAATAACGGTGCATAGTCTTAGGAAAGAATCTTTCAAGAATCTTGGTCGAGGTCATCATAAATCCCTTCATGATTAGCGGACTCCAGAATGATTGCCATCAGAAACGAAGCAACCAAAGGAAGCACAACAACAATCCCCACAATAATTAGGGTCACAGTAAGCACACTCACAAGATATCAACTTGATCTGTGAGCTTCTCCAAAATCAAATCCAAGACAGCCTGCAGTTGGGCGTTAGTGATTACACCTGAGCGTTCTAACTCAATCAGAGCATCAGAGGTTCTAGTGGCTTCAGCCCTCTGGCCTTCGCTTCTTCCAGCCTTGTAGTCTCGGCTAAAGATGTTGATAGCGTTCACTCTTGAACACTTGCAGTCCTCTGCACAGTTATTGCAGCTCATGCAGTCCTCCAATTCGGGTTAGAGTCAGAAGCCTTGATAACAGTGCCATCCTGCTTCCAATAGTCGCTGATAGTGGCCTTACCCTCAATAAGGTTGTTGGCTCGAGTCATAGACATTCCTAGAGTCTTAGTTAGCCATTCTTGAGCATCCCAATAAACCTTGATAATGGCTCTGCCTTCTTCATCAAAAGTAGAGAGTTTACGCTCTCTGTATTCGGCTAGGTTTACCCTGGCAAGGTGAATCTGGCGGTTCGCTTCAACCCTGTTCTCTGGAGATAACTTCTTCACTCGGTTCGACCCTTCTTTACACCTTCAGCGAACTTCTTTAGGTGAATAAGCAGAGTATCAACCGCATCCCTAGCACCCAAATCATAAGCATCTTTAGGGTTCTCTGGCAGTTGTAGTTTTCGGTAACTCTCTACGATGGAGATTACTGCTTCGATAGCGTTATCGCGTGAGCTGTGAACAGCGTTCACGATTGCATCAGTTGTTGCATTAGTTGTTTCAGTCATTTGTTTGTCCCTTCGCAGACACTAGTTGTTTTGTTGATTCCTTGTTGCTGATATTGCACTTTATAGCAGTTATTTCCATTGAACTCGAAAGCACAGAAGATAGCAGTCATAATGACCGCTAAAGCGATTAGCAGAATATAGTTCCTCATAATGCAGCAATCTCATTCGATAAGTCATCCTTGAGATAGAGAACCTCAAGAGAAGTGCAGTGCACAAAGACAAGCTTGCCGGTTGCCCCACAATGGCGGATAACATTCTGATCTAACAGCAGATTGATTAGCCTGGAGCGTTCTTCAGTAGCACCTTCAGCCCTTAGTTTTTGAGCTTGAGAATACTCGGCGAATGCATCATCAGAAGAATCTTTATACCTCGACATTTAGTTTTTCCTTTTTGATTAGAGCAAGAGCATTTTGTATAACCCATGCAGTTTGAGTTCCTTGATTAGTTTCAGTCTCTAAAGCAGTTACTAGCATGTCCTCTAGCAAGTGAACAATTCTTTGTTGTTCGCGTTCTTCACCTTGTCGGCGATAGAATTCTCTAACAGTTTCAGCATTATTTGTCGGCACGATATTTAGCCTTCCAGTATTCGGCTTCTTCAGTCATAAGTTCACTCAAGCGTTTAGTGCCCTTGACCTTCAAATAAGTTTCAGAATACTGCTCATCCACTTTCCCCAGCCATCCAGCAAGAATGAAACTCATTGAACCCAGCAGGTTTAGTTTGAGTTTTAGCAGCAGGCTGTTAGAGCCTTGAGAATGTTTAGAAGCCATAATACCACTTGCCCCATTGAGCGATAATCCACATGAAACCATAGCCAGCAAGAATCAAACCAACTAGGCCAGCGACACCTCTGATTGTTTCGAATAGTTCTTTCACTTTAGGACTCCCATCGCTTGAACAACATGAGATACAGCTTGATTCCGTCTCAACATCCCTGCATCGGCATAAGCGTTTACAGCATCATCCCAAGCCTCATAGAGATCGGAATGATTCAAGAAATCTTTACCTGTATTTATCCAGGCACGATAGGCCGAAACAGCCTTTAGGAACAATTCTTCAGTCATTATGCATTCTCTTTCTCAATTAAAGTTTCTTCATACTCAGCAACAGCTTGTTCTAAGTTGTCAATCTGCTCGATAGTCAGATTGTAGTAACCCGCGATGGCATACATGTTTTCAGAACGAACCTGAGTCAAACCATCATAAGTTCCACAGCAAACAAGTTTGATTTCAGTCTTAGAGCAGTAGCAGCAATAAACAAGATCTGATGCAACTTCATTGAGAATCTCATTTAGGAAGAAGCCTGCAATATCCATATTCGGATTGGCTTCAACAGCTTTATTTAGTTTGTCCCATAAGCCCTGTGTATGAACTGTTAAATTTTCTAGTGTTGCAATCATTTGTTTGTCCTTTGTTTGTCCGTTTCAACCTTTTGGCTGATAACTCAAGTATAGGCTCAAATAGTGTCGCAAGCAAAGCATTTAGAAAGTGTTTTTAGATTACAGTTTGGTAAACAATTTAGGGGTAATTGCTGATAGTAACAGCCACACCGCTCTCGCCTGTCGCATACTTCTTAGACACCTCAAGCCGAACAACCTGAGCATCATCAACCCAAACGCCTTTCAAGGAATCTAGAAGCGACCTCGCGAGCTTATCCACATCGGGAGGAACAGTTGGCAGAGCTCGAGTAACAGTTCGCTTTCTAGTCAAATAGAACACTGCCTCGACCTTGACTGGCCCATCAAACTTACTTAGATCACCCGAATCCTGCATGGCTTGAGCAACAGCATCAGCAACAGCTTTACGCCAAACAGGTAATCCAGGAGAGGCCTCAATAATTAGTGGAATGTTATTTCCTGCAGCA